GCGTAAGCGATCCGAACGTCGTTACTACTACGCGAGGGCTTGTTAACCTCTAAAGAACGTAGTAAGACGAAGCATTATTTCGAACATACACTGAGAAAGTTGCGATCCATAGTAAAAATTATAAACCCAAATAAGATACGAATATCTTACAAGGGTTTAATGCATAAAACCTATGAATCTGCAAAGATTCGGTGTAAGATATAAATATCTCATTCAGGAAAACAATTGTTATACAATTGTACCCCCACACGATCGCCGTGTGGTATCCTAACTCCCGAGAGAGTTTCTTCCGACTAGTTAACCTCATAGTAGAGTGATGTTTTAATTCCATCGCGAATTTTGCTTTAAGACCTGCCCCAAAAGTCTTAAGATACAGCAACAGGATCTCCATATAAATACATAATTGGAGAACCAACGTATAAGCCTAACTGAAAATCTTCAGCAATGCTTACATACTTGTCAATACGCATATCTTGCGTGTCTGTACCACTAGGTACATCAATCATTAATTCATGAGCCATTTCTAGCTGGTCATAACGATTAATTTTCCGTCCTGGTAAGAACCTTTGTCCATTAGTATAAAATCCAGTTTCATATTCTAGACAAGGATTGACAGTCATTGGTGTAACTGCGGTACCACCTAAACCTGATGCCATTGCATCTAAGCGTTTAGATCGCATATTTCCTACAACACCAGTATATAGGTGTTCGTCACTTCCATTAGCTTTACCAAGAATATTATGGCGAGCTACAGAAAATGCACCCATTCTATTGGCTGAACCAATAGTAGTGACAATAGCCTTATGTCGCATTCCACCCCTTCTGCAAGCGAATGCAGGGGTCAAGAAATTGACAAGCGTAGTACTACAAAAATTGTACCCTGAAGTTGCTGGGGTAGAATCAGTAGCAGTATCCTGTCCATTAACTTCCCATCCTCTGTAGAACGGGAAATCATGGATATCTAAAGCCACAGAACGATCTGATGTTGTAGTTCCAATACCTCCGGGAAAATAACAATTTTGATAGTTATACCTGCGAAGTAATTCCCTAAGCGAGACAATCCGTTCACCTTGATATACAAGATATTGATTGTTTTCAGGAATCACTTCTCCAGCTGCAAATGATTCTACAGCTTCCACAACAGTGGGAGAATTGGATGTATCCTCTGCAGATGCCAAAGCGGCATCTGGAGCTACTTCAGCCTGCTGAGCATGAAGAGAGAGCGTGGATATGTTTTTGGTTGTTGGAACAGCAACGGCAAAGTCGTCACCAGCAGCAACCCAGACTTGAATTTTCACGTCAGCAGCTGTTAGAGATGGGGTTGCCAACTCATTCACTACATAAACAGTGATTGATCCATTGTCATATGGGCCACCACAGGTAACAGGATTTACATCATCATAAATCGTGGACCCTGTAATAGTTCCTAACCCAGCGTTAAGTCCCCAGGCACGAATGTCAGCCCATCTTACTTCATACTCAAAATCACGATTTTCAGAAATGTCAATCACTGTAGAATATGTTTGGTTAAATGGAATAGCACCGCCTGGTGACGTAGCCGGATTGTAGACAATACGAATACGTCCTCGATGATATTCAGAACACACAACGTTAAATCGAAATTTAATAGAACCTTGCCAAGCCTCAAATGGTGTTGCGGCATAAGCAAGTGCTGTGGTATGAATTTCAGAAACAGGAGATGACGAAACAGTATCTCCATAAAGAGGAGCTACTATCATAGATGTCAACATAGAATCCGTTGTTGCTGTTTCTGGCCAATCAAATTGTCTAAAATAAGACCATCTTTGTGCAATAGAGTTAACTGTTAACTCATCTTCTCCACCAAGACCCATCAATCGAGTATCTACACTCAATTCATTTTTAGAATCAAGTGTTAACTTGATAAGGGCCTCAGGAGCATCAGAGTTCGTCATATTACCCATAACACGCGGAGTGTAAGGTCTAATTTCGTCTAAAATTTGAGGGCGAGAATATCCAAAAATGCGGGCAACATCTCCAATTTTTGTGGCAATTAGAGAGGTAGCTTTCGCATAAGGTGCCAGTACTGGAATCATAGATAAAGTATCTGCAGCAGAGGCTACTGCCGAGGCAGGCTTACTAATTAATCCTCCACTTGAAAACTCATCATTACTTGATGTGTTAGAGGATTGCTTCATCGATTTCTTCGATTTAGTAGCGGCTTGTTTACTGTAGGGTTTAGGAAATCCGAACTCATCAAGATCAGCTTCTTCAACCGCACCTTGAGCAGATGCAGTAGTAGGTACTGAAAGAGTAAGGTTCTCCGCCCAGCAGAAAACAGTAATTGTAATGGGGTCTGTGCCCCCATTGGCATGATTTAGAACATCGAAATCGTGAATATCAATTTCTCCCATTTCATCTGGCCAACCAGCCTTCGTAATATCCAAATAATTCTCTGGCCATATAAATGGCAAAAGCATTTCTCCTCCCTGAGAAGAAGTTGGATCTAACAAAAGATGTGGCTTTTGGGAAGCTTGCATCAAGTCTTCTGGAATAAAAGTTCTATTTACAGTAACTTCATCATCAGTAACAAAAGGATTGTAAGATAACAAAGCACGACCATAATAAAAACTATTACCATTGACTAAAACCTTCAAACGAAGGTTGCAACGCAAGTTACGATAGCGATTAATTTTATCAAGGACGTCAGCATTGCCGAAAAATTCGGTCCACGGATTGAAACGTGTAACCGACAGCGCAGCCGCAGGAGTCCATTGATACTCTTTGATTTTAATCGGCCTACTGAGGAAATCACCCAGTTGAGCGTCAGAGAAACCCGAGAGTTCTGTTGTTTCATCGGGGCTTGCGACGATGTCGTATGACCACGGTGAGTCCCCATCGACGAAGTTCGTCGTTTGGGCGCTCGAAAGATTCGAGACTTTGGAGATGTTATACGCTGCACCTCCGTCAGCACTTGAATTATTTTGGCTAGTAAGTAATTTAAGTATATTGGATTGGTTACGCTACTCTACGTTCCATCCTCAGTATATTTGGTTGGTTGGCGAGGCCTCTCCTAAATAGGAGTAGTCAACTGACTGCCACGAGACATGCAAGCCTATATATAGTATACAAACATACAAACTATCTAACATACGGTAATCCAATACATGAATGCTATTTTAAACTTATCACCACGAATAGCTCCGGGGTTTGCTCAAGTTTTTCGTCATTTCAGGACGGTGCTGCCAAATTAGCAATCATACTTCTCTTTGAACATATCTAAACGTTGATCATAAGTGATCTGGAGTTCAGAGCACATATGAGAGAGGTTTGCTTTTTCGGCAACTTGAATCATTTGCTGACGGCGCAATTCATACTTATCGCGTCCGTGCTGAAACCATTCTCTGAGAGCACCATCAATGTTCATGGCACTCTGGTCTTGGGGGGAAACTACCTTAGACTTCAAAACAGAGTGAAGTGATTTGAAGATGGATGCCTCCTGTAGAGCACCATGGATCAATCCTGTATCAGGATTGAAAACATTATGGCGCTTCAAGAAGTCGACATCTCTATCATTCATATAAGGTGTTGGTTCAGATTCTTTATCTGGCATAGTGAAAACCATGTCACGTTCAGCCAAGAATTGAGCAAAAGAGATATGATTGAACCAGTCAAATCCCTTACGGACGGAACCAGATACATCATCACCATATGTCATCATCGAACCATTTCTACGAAAAGGTTGAGGAGGGCCGAGTTCGGCAGGCCACATATGAAAATACGCAGAGCGCATCAACAATGAATTGACAATACAGTTAATGTATACAGTGAGATTTTGTCCTGATGGGTTAGATCCGCGATGAATAATGATATCACCATTATAAGAAACACACGCGAACGCGATTTCAGTGGCGATTCCTTTCATAACGAAAAGTTCAGGAGCAGAGTAATCTCCGCACTCTTCAGCAATATTGATCATGCTTTTGAAAGCAGCAAGAATAAGCGATGCAGGCATCCTTAAATCATACTTACTGTAATCTCCAGCAAAAACTCGATCGGAACCGAATTTCAACATATGCTTAGCGAGTTGATCCCATTCTGGACCTTGAGCATTTACTCCTACAGCACACTCGGAAGTCAAAGGAAATATTGACATAATTCGAGCGATAGGAAGGAAGTATTTACGGATCAGCAATTGGAAAGCAAATTCGCATGCTTGAAACACACGTACCTTCTCCTTGCCTTTCTTTGTAGGCTCGTCCTTAACACAGGCTTTGAAAATGGCATAGCAACGCTCACCTTTAGCGAGCAGCTTTTCCATTTTTCTAAACTCTTCCATAATTTCTTCATCGCATTCAGCGGGACACATATGGTCGGGATAGTCCTCAGGATCTAGCAAGCGAATACAATCGCTTTTAGGGCCAGAAAGAGGAAAGCCTTTAGAAGTTCCTTTAGGAATAGCATCGATAAATCGCTTGCCATCAACTCCACACAATGACTGCATGTCGTTTAGTGGCTTCAATTCTTTGAATACCATATCCTTGAAATCTTCATGGAGAAGGACTTCTGTAAGTCCATTGCAATAATCTTGTACAGCACTATCAACAAGCGATGGTTCAACACCAGCACTTGGATTGGCAGAGTGCGTTAAAGATTCTTGCCACATTTTCCAAGAGTGAAATTTCGGTGGTCCGAAATCATTTGATACTCCAGTTACTTCTTCAACAATATCAGAAATAGGGGTAGGAATAACAGAACTCTTAGTATGAGTAGCACGTTGGTTGTTTTGTCCCACATACTCAACATTACTTCCAGGAGGAAGAAAGTTAAGAGGTGATTTGGGATGTACATCTTGATTGATGACAACTTGCTTATCATATTTGGTAACTGGGAAGTCACCGTTCACATGGCAAGGGAAAGTACCCTTCCATTCTTTGTGAGCGTTATGAATAGCTTCGTTCAATTCAAGACGCGTAATGTGCAACGCTTTACCACTAGAATTTCCAGTGACTCCACGTAAATGAATGCCAATAATAGTTGGGCGAGCAAATGAGCCCACTAACGTAGCCATGCACATACCAGTAAAGGTATTATAAGGTGCATTATATTGGTATCCAGGTCCTCCAGATTCAGAATTTCTGATATAGTTAGCACGAACTAAATCATCCCTCACTTCTCCTGTCTGATCACGATAGATCAAATGAGCGGAACCTGATGCAGTACATTCATTAGGAAACAAATCCACAATGTTCTTATAGGGTCCGCCTGACTCAATAGAGACTAAACAAGCATCTTTTCCAGGAATTGGAATCATGGATTTGACACTAACGAAGCCCCTGAAAGTAGAGTTCAGGTTGGAAGGATCTCCTTTGGTGACGAGAACTTTCATATCTTTACGATTTTCAAAAATATGTAGCGGCATTAGATACATAGTACCTCCTACAGCTAGGATATCGCAAGATTGTTGAAAGCCATTTTCAACGAATTTGGCGTGAAATAAATTGTTAGTCACACGCGAAACCACCTGTGCTTCTGTCATAGTAGCATTTTTAGGAGTCACGTGAAGGGAGGCAGCAACTGCATTCGCCCAAGGATTTACTTCTTTGTCTCGTTTTTCAATCTCTTCAACAGTCTCGGGTGCGAGAACTGTCTGTTGCTCATGAACTGTCCTCATCGTAATGACTAAGGAATACAGAATTTTTGCAACAACACAGATGGAAAAGAATTGAACTGCCTTGCACTTTCGAATAGAAGCAAAAAGATCATGCGTTATATCCCGCTGTGAGGCGAGTCTGTCACACATATCACTCTTCCACTTCGTAAGTAAACTATAATGAATTAAAGCGCACATAAGAAATGCA